TTATACGATTAGCAGTGCTAATGTTGGTGCTGCTCTTGGTGATGATTCTTTTACTGGTCCTGGAACAGTAAGCACATCTGGTGCAGTCGCTACAGGATCAAGCACTACATTCACCACATCATTTGGTGTGCGTACTTGTACTGGAACGATTACTAGCAGTTCTACTGCTGTAACTGGTACTGGCACCAAATTCATGAGTGAATTTGCTGTCAACGATTTAATCGGTACAGCATCTTTAGGTTATTATGCTATCACTGCAATTGCATCTGATACGGCTTTGACCATAGGTGCTACACCTGGAACGGCTTTCACAGGACAGACACCCAACTGTATTGAGCAACCTTCAATAAGTGTTGCTACAGGTGGCGGTCCTCTTCCCGTATTGAAGATTATCACTGATACGTCTCTAAGTGCAGTAGCTACATTCGGAACACTCAGTGGCAAAACATATACGATTGGTCAGTTGTGTTCGGTTAGCGGCCTCAACTCACCGATTTATCTTTATGTTTTCATTGCGTCAGGAACTTCTGGTACCACTGCTTATTGGTCAACACAACGCACAACTCCATACGGATTAACTGGCTATGCAATAAGTATACGTCGAATCGGTTCTGTTCGTCTTAATACTTCTGCTCAGGTTGTTTGGTTCAATCAAGCTGGATTAAGCATTGATCGGACTTATGCGTTTGAAGATTCAACAACCAATACAGTGGCATTAAATGGAGGAACTCAAACAGGGTGGACTAATTTAGGATGTCATGCATGGGTACCACCGACAGCTACAGAAGTTATTGCTGAAATTTCATCAGCTTCTACTACCGATTTTACATATTTACGTAAACGTGCAGCTGGAAATACAGCAACTACTCGTCCTACTTTTGGTGCTTCAACAGGCACACAGAGTTTTGTTAGTTGCGATGGTGCTCAGTATTTGGATTACCTTGTAAATGGCGGTAGTGGAGATGTTTACATAGGTGGCTATGTGGAGTCGTTATGATTTACGGCAAACTTCTGAATGGACGATTAACAGACATTCAACATGTCGCAGAACCACGACTATGGACTGACGGTTCGATAGATGTCGAACTCGTTGCTATGCCAGGAAAACAAGGACCATATATTCATGATTCAGTTAATCGTTTAGCCGTACAAGTTAAAGAATTGACTCTGCAAGCAGCATTGGCAATTCAAGCATCGCCGGCAACTTGGGCTTCTTTGACGACGGACGAGAAAATGAAAGTTCAAGGCATTATTAAAGCGGATGCAATAAAAGCATTAGCAGCTTTAAGAGGTTAACATGACGGATGGTGCATTTTCTGATCTGCCGTTTTCAGATACATCTTTACTGCCAATAGGATTAACGGCAACAGATGCACCAACTATTTCTGAATCAGTAACAAGAACAATAGTTTCACACAGAACAACAACAGATGCTCTTTCAAATTCTCAAGTAGTACATAGGGTATTTGTTGGTCATCGAACAACAACTGATGCTCTTTCGGATTCTCAATCAGTGAGTAGAATTCTACTCGCATTGAGAACTGCTACAGATGCAACTGCAATCGCTCAATCAGTAAAACGATTATTGGTCGCACATAGAACAACAACTGATGCACCAACATCAGCACAAGTTGTATCGAGATCATTGGTTGCCCATAGAACGGCAACTGATGCATTGGCTTTAGCTGAATCTTTGAAGAGAATCTTAGCTGCATTGAGAACGACAACAGACTCGTTAACGATTGCTGAGTCTTTAAGAAAGACTTTGATTGCAATCAGAAGTCCAACTGATTCCTTGACAGTTTCACAAGTAGTGACAAGATTATTTGTTGGTCATAGAACATCGACAGATAATCTGCATGATTCTGAAATTGCCAGTAGGATACTGGTTTGTCACCGTACAACTACTGATGCCCTTAGTAACACTCAATCTGCATCTTCTGGACAAAGTCTAATTTGTGCAGCTACCGATGCTTTAACACTTTCAGAATCAGTAATCGGAATCGTTGGTTTATATCGAACTGCAACTGATTCACTAACTGATTCGGAAAGTGTTCATAGGATGTTGGTTGGTATTCGCTCAACAACTGAACATCTAGGATTGTCTGAATCAGTTTCAAGAGTCTTTGTTGGTCTGAGAACGCCAGATGATTCATTGTCGTTATCAGAATCGGCAACTAAAAGTAGTCACCTATTGAGGGTTACTACGGATTCTTTATCTGATTCCGAATCAATGTCTGAGGGTTTTGGTGCTTACCGTGGTGCTACTGATTCTTTGCTTGTTATTGAGGTTGTAGCTCGATTGTTTGTTGGTTTTAGAACAACTCACAACACTCCAGGCATTAGTGAATCAGTTGTAAGAATCTTCGACGGCCAACGTGTTAGTTCTGATTCGTTGACTGAATCAGAAGTTATTGACACAAGCATTGTCTCAGGGCACTATACTGTTTTTGCAACAGAATCATTGGGAATGTCTGAATCTGTCATAAGATTGTTTGTTGGTAATAGAATTACAACAGACAGTTTGTCTCAATCAGACATTGCAATTGGTAATGGTCCAAATGCTGCTCTTGTCAGCAACAGTTTTATGACTCTTTACATACTTGGAATATACCCATGGGGTTTAGATTTTTAGGTAGAAATGTTGCTTTAAGCAATGTTTCAAAGACACAACTCGTTGTTGACATGTTTTTAATCGGCATCCAAGTTAAAGCCGATAAGAACAATACAGGCCCTATTTACATGGGCGGTTCGGATGTAAGTAGTAGTAATGGATACATATTGTATCCAAGTGAAACAACCTTCGTTCCAGCCGACAAAACTGTAACTATGGACTTGTTCTTTATCGCATTGAACAATGGTGACAGTGTTAGTTACTTTTCTGTCTGATTAAAGGGTGATTCAACATGAGCATGATAACAGACATTACTCACCCAGATTATGAGTTGATGTTGCAGCAATGGATAAAATGGCGATATACTTACGAATCAGGCCACATTTTTATCTTGAAATACCTCAAGCAGTTCAGCAATCGTGAAGACGATAGCGACTTCTTGACACGTCGAGATATGTCATACTGTCCTGCTTTCGCTAAAGCCGGATTAGATGAAGTGAAGAACTCCATCTACCAACGCATGTCTGATGTGACGCGAGTGGGTGGTAGCAAGAGTTATCAAGAAGCTTGTGAAGGTCGTCAAAATGGTGTTGACCTTTGTGGTAGTTCAATGAACTATTACATTGGTTGCCACGTCCTCGAAGAAATGTTAAAGATGAAAAAGGTGGGTGTCTATGTAGATATGCCACCGCTCAAGCCTGGTTCATCTTTAGCCGATGTAAGTGGCAAGCATCCATACTTGTACACTTACTTCACAGAAGACATTCGGGCTTGGGCACTTGATGACGCGGAAGACCCGAGTCAATTTAAAGCGGTCCTATTGAGGGATTACATTTATGAGTACGACCCGGACTTCGGCTTCCCGACTAGCTACACCGAGCGTTTCCGGCGTATATGGCGGGAAGACGGCGCAATCCTCGTCTCGTTCTACGATGAAAAATCGCAGCCAGTTGACAAACTCGGAAACAAAATTGATAAGCCAATTGTCCTTGAGCTACCAATCGTCCCCTTTGTCCTCTTCGAGATTTCAGACTCGTTGATGAAAAATATCGCCGATTACCAAATTGCTTTACTGAATTTGGCTTCGGCAGATATGTCGTATGCTCTGAAAGCGAACTTTCCGTTCTACGTTGAGCAATACGAGCCGCGTGCTGATAGTGTTCATTTACGCGGTCCTGGAAATGATGGTACGCAAGGACAGGTCGCTGGCTCTGGTGTAGCCGGCAATGAAGAAGTCAGGGTTGGTGTCAGTAAGGGTAGAAAATATCCACGAGGGTTGAATCCACCTGCATTTATCAATCCTTCTCCGGAGCCTATGAGGGCATCTATGGAGAAACAGGCTCAGTTGATGGCTGAGATTCGACTACTGCTTAATTTGACGATTGCGAATCTCAAAGGCCCAAGGATGGCTTCGGCTGAATCCAAGACCAAGGATGAAGCTACTTTGGAATCCGGTTTGAGTTACATCGGGTTGACCTTGGAAAACGGCGAACGAAAGATCGCCAACATATGGTCTATGTATGAAAAGAAGAATCTGCCGGTTGCGACGGTTAATTATCCAGACAACTATACTCTTCGGACGGAAACTGATCGTCGCAATGAAGCTACTCAATTGGGTGGTATGTTGACCTTAGTGCCAAGTCAAACTTATCAACGGAATGTTGGTAAGAAACTGGCAAATGCCTTACTTGGTGCTACAAGCTCCAAGGAAGTCATGACTAAGATTTACAAGGAAATCGATAATGCACCTGGGTTGAGTAGCGACCCGGATGTGATTACCGTCGACGTACAGAATGGTTTGGTTTGTACAGAAACAGCTTCGAAACTTCGCGGTTATGCTGACGGGGAATCGAAGAAGGCTGAGAAGGACCATGCTGATCGTTTGGCTAGAGTTCAAGCGGCTCAGACACCGGCACCACAGGTGGCGCCAGCTGGTGACCCGCCCGGTAGTGATCCTCAAGCTCGTGGAATCAGTGACAGTGGTACTGATCCTCAAGCAAGTAAGAAAGAGAAACAAGGCAAACCGGTAAGAGGCAATGCTGCCGGTGCCAATGTCAAAGCTTGATAAGATTACCTACGTCTCATCGAGTTTTACTTATGTAGGGTTTTCGGAGTTCTCAACAATGTATCTTAATGGGCAACTGGTCTACACTTACTGCGAAGGCGAAGACGACGGTACTGCGGCTGCGGAAGCAGAAGCGGCTGCGGCAGCACAGGCGGCAGAGGCAGAGGCGAAGGCTAAGGCTGACGCTGCGGCTGCTGCGAAGAAGTCGTTCACTCAGGATGAAGTGAACAAGATCGTGGCGGAAGATCGCCGTAAGCACGTGACTCAGATTAACAAACACGTTGCTGAACTTGAACAACTCAAGAAATCGAAAAGCCTGAACGATCAAGAGCGTCATAACCTGGCGCAAAAGATCGAAGATTTGCAAAACAGCGTTCTGACGAAAGAACAATTGGCTGCCAAGACTGAGGAAAAACTCAAGAAGACGCTTGAGACCACGACCAAAGAACTCACCGAGGATCGTGACTCCTGGAAGAATCGTTTCCATACGACTCAAATCCAGCAAGCTATCACAAGTGAGGCGGTTACCCACAAGGCGTTCGACTCTGACGCATTGATCGCCATGTTGGAACCCAAGACACGTTTGGTCGAAGTGATTGATGACGAAGGCAAAGCGACCGGTCAATTTGTCCCGAAGACGAAGTATGTCGATAAGGACAAAGATGGCAAGGTTGTCAATCTCGATCTGACTGTCCCCGAGGTTGTCGCGAAGATGAAAGAGAATCCTCGGTTCGGTTACCTGTTCGAATCTACTGCAACTGCCGGCGTTGGTGCCGGTAATCGTAGTGGCGGCGGCAGGGGCGGCGAAGTTGATCCATCTACGATGACTACAGAACAGTATCGGGCTTATCGTATCAAAACGGGCCTTAACAAGGTCTAATACTCGGAGAATTTGAAAATGTTGCAATTCTTGAATGCTGTTGCGGTTCAAACCTTTTGCGTGAACGACAACAGCGCGTACGTTCCTCAGATGTGGGCACAGGAATCCCTGGCCATCCTTGAGGAAAACATGGTCGCAGCGAACCTGGTCCACCGCGATTTCAGCCCGTTGATCGCCTCTTACGGCGATACGGTCAATACGCGTCGGCCATCCAAGTTCACCGCTTTGCGTAAGACCGGCACGGAAGACGTGACCGATCAAGATGCGACGGCGACCAACGTCCCGGTCGTGCTGGATCAGCTGATCCACGTGTCCTTCGTGATCTACGATTCGGAATCCAGCAAGTCTTTCAAGGACCTGGTGACCGAATACATGCGGCCAGCCATGTTGGCACATGCGCAGTTCCTCGACAAAGTCGTTCTCGGCCAGGTCGCGAACTTCATGCCGAACAGCTACGGCTACTTGAATGCGATGACGACTTCCAACGGCGTGGATGCCATCCTCGGCACGCGCGAGAAGATGAACAAGAATCTGGCCTACGTCGATGGCCGAAACTTGATCCTCACTCCGACCACGGAAACCACACTCTTGAACCTGGCGATCTTCACGCAGGCTCAACAGGTCGGTGACCAGGGCCAGGCGTTGCAGGAAGCCTTCATCGGCCGCAAGTACGGTTTCAACACGTACATGTGCCAGCACCAGTCGTCCGTTGCCGTTGGCAACTCGATTGACATCACCTACCTCGTGAATCACTCCGGTGGCTACGCCGCTGGTGCGACCACGATGGTCATCGACACCGGCACAACCAACTTCACTGCGAACATGTGGTTCACGGTGGCTGGCGACACGATTCCTCACCGTGTCATCACGGGTGGTACTTCTTCGGTGACGACACTCGTCTTCACGCCTCCTCTCCAGGCGGCTGTGGCTGACGATGCAATCATCACGAACTACGTCGTGGGTGCGGTGAATCAGGCTGTCAGCCCGGCTGGTTATCCGGCTGGTTACAACAAGGAAATCACGGTCGACGTGTTCACCGTGGCTCCTGTGGTTGGCCAGTTGGTTTCCTTCGGTGTTGTCGGCACGAACGCCGTGTACACGATTATCGCGGTCGACGCGCTGGTTGGTGTTACTCTGGATCGTTCGCTGGAAGTCGCCATCAATGACGGCGACAATGTGAATCTGTCCCCGGCCGGCGAATACAACTTCGCCTTCCACCGGAACGCCATCGCGTTGGTGACTCGTCCGATGGAACTGCCTCGCCAGGGAATCGGCGCTGCCGCAGCCAACGTCAACTACAACGGCCTGTCCGTTCGTGTTGTGTTGACTTACGACGGCAAGGCCCAGGGCACGCGTGTGACTCTCGATATCCTCGCCGGTATCAAGACCCTCGACACGAACCTCGGCGCTGTCATGTTGGCGTAACTCGTTAACCACTCCCAGCAATGGGATTACTAAGTCCTTGTGGCTTAGATTACCTGGTGGCTCTATGAGCCACCAGGCTTTATGTTCGCGGGATCGACTGGAGAGGTCCCAGCACGGTCTCATAAGCCGTCCGACGCAGGTTCGAATCCTGCTCCCGCGACTCAGATGTCTCGCCTTGACGTTGTGAAGGCCGGATTGACGCCGTGATCGGGGATTCCACTTTGTGGAGCGAGACCGAAACGTCATTTTTACACTGAGGTCCGCTATGTACCCAATAACGATTCCTAACCCTTATTGGGTGTATTTGTGTCAAGTATTTGCAAATGCAAATACACCGATTATGCTTTCAGTTGCATCGACAGGTGTTGTTAATTTGCCAGGAGATATGTCTGAATTGGGTAAAGAGGTATCATTCAACATACCCAATAGTTTGAATGATTCTTTCTTCACTTGGATTAATCTTCAAACCAATGTGGTTTCTCCATCTGCAATTAACACATTTGCTGATGTTAGCAACACTGTGTATCCGGCACCGATTCCTGATCCTGCGTGGTTGTATATTGCACAAACATTCGCTACTGAACGAACACCAACCTTGACAATGGTTGGTAAGTTGGGTTATGTCCAAAACGCTTTAACTATGTTATTGTTGTTTTCTGACTTAACTTTGGTTTTGCAAAACGGTAATCCACCAATGAATCGTTTCTTTGATTGGGTGCGTTTTGCACGTAACGCAATCGCAGTAGATGATCCTGGTAATGATCTGAGTCTCACACAAACGTATTGAGGTAAAAAATGTCCACACTCAAGTCGGGTAATGGGCCAACGATGGCCTTTCGGGCGTTTTGCCTCGATTGCGAAACGTTCCACAACATTCGTACTTTCCCGGGTACACCGTTAATTAAGGAAATGGAATCTTGGGAATACAAACATCGCGGGCATCGAATCGAATTCAGTTCACGAGATCGTGATATTCCTCGCGATCTTGATGATTCCCAATATGAGAAAATTGGAAAGGAACCTTGGTGGTTGAAGTTCAAAGAGAACAACAATTTCCAATTTGCATTCGTTTCTTCGGCAGCTTTAACGTACACAACGTTAAATTCGTTAGCCAGTGATACGAGTCTTTTGGCTGGTGCGTCGGCTTTGGCTGTCGATAATGGTGCAACAGGATGTCCGCTTGAAATCGGAGTTTCAGCGTTAATCAAGAACAGCGGCACCACGCCAACTGCTGGCAAAGTAATCAATATGTTTGGCTATGCAGCCATTGATGATACGCCAACCTATCCAGATACATTAGCCGGTACAGATGCAACCAAGACGATTAGTAATGCAAATATGTTATCGTCTGGGTTGAGACAAATAACATCTCTGGTTATAGCTGCCACTGCAAGTCAAGTAAATCCAGTGGCTTCAACTGCGTTATCTGCATTGTTTGGAGTTATGCCACGATATTGGTCTATATTTGTGGTTCATAATTCTGGACAGTCGATTAATGCCAGCGGAAACCAGGTCACCTATAAAGGCGTTTACGTTCAAGGGTAATGAAATGGATATGGCCTTTCGAGCATATTGCCTTGATTGCAAAAGATTCCACGATATTCGTACAACCCCAGGTACACCACTTATTAGGGAAATGACATCCTGGGAGTATAAACATCGTGGCCATCGAATTGAATTTAGCTCACGGAATCGCAATCTTCGTGGAGTTAAAGAATCATCTAGATGGTTGGATTTCAAAGAGAACGTCAACTTTCAATTCGCATTCCAAGCTTCTGTAAACATGACGTATACGAGTTTGGTTTCATTGGCAAGTGACACGCTTATTTTGTCTGGTGCAGAGGCTTTGGCTGTCGATAATGGTGCAACAGGTGCGCCACTTGAAATCGGAGTTTCAGGATTTATAAAGAATGGTTCAGGATCGCCTTCATCTGGTCGATCAATTCAAATCAATGCAGTAGCAGCTATTGATGATACACCAACTTGGCCAGATACTTTAACCGGTGCTGATAATCTCAAAACAATAACCTCTTCACAGATTGAAGGTGGTTGTATGTATTTGATAACTTCACTGGCTGTAGCGATTACTGCTAATCAGGTGAATCCATTCGCACCAATAGGATTGACTGGTGTATTTGGCTTTATGCCTAGATACTGGACTATTTTTATTGCGCAGAATTCTGGTATTGCTCTTGCCAGTAGCGGCCATCAAGTCACCTATAAAGGCGTTTACGTACAAGGGTAACCAATGAAACCACTATTTCCATTTAGGTTGAATCGAAATAGTGTCCAGGCACCAGGATTAGTTTTCTGGGGGCCTGGTGGTTTCGGTTCCGGTAACTTGTATGATTTCTCCGGCAGTGGCGATGTTGGACAGATATTTCCTTTAGATACACCTTCTTGGGTCTTTGGTGTAGATGGTGGGCAAACTGCACTTACATATGACGGTGCAACGAGCTATACACACTTAGTTAGCTCGTCAGGATTGCTGCAAGGAACTGATGCAATATCTGTAACTTTTTGGGTTAATTCAACCGCCACATCAAGAATTCAATACCTTGCAGCAATGTGGGGTGTTGTAAATGATTCTTGGTCAATATACGCCGAGGCAACCACAGGCTATCTGCACTGGTTGATCTCTACAAACAATGCCTACCAGGCTGGTAATGAACTCGTAGGCAGCATCAATGTTATTGACGGAAAATGGCATCTTGTTATTTGCACCTACGATGGTGTAAACACTAAGATTTATGTTGATGGTCAGCTTGATGCCACACTTGGCGTAACTGGCAACATTGGAACGAATGCAAGCCAGGTATATTTCGGTGCATTGTCGGATGGATCTAACACAGGTGATTGGTTCATTGGGCACATGGATGACCCAAGAATCTACAATTACGCATTGCCACAAAATGTTGTAACGAACATGTGGAATCCAGCAACTCGCTGGAATCTACGGCAGAAGCCAAAGAAGTACGACTTCTTTAGCGTTAGCAGTCTTTTCAGTCTTACTGCAACTGACGCATTAGCAGTTGCAGAATCTGCTGTACGACTGATAACTGAACCAAGAACAACAACTGACGCATTAACGGTTGCAGAATCTGTTGTCAGAATAGGTGCATTCCATCGCACTGACACTGACGCATTAGCAATTTCAGAATCTGTCGTCAGAGCGGGTGTGTTTAATCGTAGTGTCACTCAGACATTAACGATTACTCAGAATGCCATTGAGGTAGGAGACGAATTAGCTAGTAACACTTTGACCATTACTCAAAGTGCTATCTATAAAACTCCGAATCAAAAGGCCAGTCAAAGTCTGTCGATTACAGAAACTCTCAGTCGATCTGGGAGTACATTCGGTCACAGTGCTTCGAATAGTCTCAGTCTCATAAGTGTTGCTGATTACTTCCAGTTCAAGCCGAGAAGTATCAATCAGTCGTTGACGATTACGCAATCTGCAACTGAGACTCAGTCGTTTGGCTTCTTTCAAAGTTTGACGATTACTCAAGCTGTAGTTCATGCCGCTTTCAAGAGCAGACATATAAGTCAGAGTTTGACGCTAACTCATAGCGTTAGTGTTGCTTTGAATCTTGTGCGAAGTGTGACAAGCACTTTGATGTTCTTCCCTGAACATCATATACCTGATGGTACAGGTGGCTTTCTTGTCATATCAAACCTCATCTATACGATGGGTGGCCAGGGTGGTGGCATATGTTGTCCAGTGCCTGGTAGGTCGACAACAATCGTTGGTAGGTTTTCAACAATCGTATTACCTAACCCAGAGTTAGGTGATGCAGAAGCACCTGTAAGTGCTATCAAGATTCTTAGAACCATTACTGGCGACATATACACCTATGTTCGAAAGAATGCTTCAAGAAAATTGAAATACAAGTTCATAATCACTCGCAAGAAAGCTTATGAACTTAGAGTATTTTTGTTGCAGAATCTTACTCAACGAGTCAACATGACCAATTGGAAGGGTGAAATGTGGAATGTAAATTTCCTCACTGACCCTGTTGATTTGGTTGCTGAAAAACATGGAACGCCTCCATGTGGTGAGTGGTATTCGGTCGAACTTGATTTTGAAGGTGTGAGGATTAACTAAATGTCAACTTTCAATGAATCACTGACGAATACTTTGACGTTGACGCATGGCCCAGCAACGGCCAACAATCTTGTTCGGTCGTTGCTGCATAATTTATTCCCGGTCCATTTTCCGACAATTGACAATAGTCAATTTCTGGATGCTTATGGGACATTGTCAGATGCGAATAATTACTTCGATAATCGTCTTCGAAGTACACCTTGGAAACGTGCGAATAGTAACGACAAACGATCCGCATTGCATGAAGCTACGCAGATGATTGATCGGTTGAATTTTGCTGGAAATAAAACCGATCCGTCTCAAGTACATCAGTTTCCACGTGGGCCGATTGCATCACCAACCCAGATCGTTGTGAATGAATCTGGTATCCCTGTAACGTTGGCTTCTCTGGACGATGCTGCTGACACAGTGGTCCCAACTGACATTCAATATGCTTGCTATGAAATAGCTATGAAGCTAATTCAAGGATACGATCCTGACCGCGAGGCAGACTTGCTGGCCACGGAGAGTCACTCTTTTAGCGGTGTTCGCACTGCTTTCAATCGTGACTTCATTCCTGATTACATGCGTGCTGGTATCCCTAGTTTTCGGGCTTGGTCATATTTGAAACCGTTTCTCCGCGATCCAGCTGAGTGTTTCCTTACGAGAGTATAAAAATGGAACCAATTCATCCAGTTTGGGTTGGCGTGTTGATGACTGTTATGACTGGCTTAGGGGCTCTCCTGCCTAAGATTTCTGAGTGGGTCACAAACCGTAAGAAGGATAAAACGGTTCAATCCCAATCTGACATCGATTTCATTGTCAAAAACTATCGTCAACTTAGTCAAGATCAAATTGACAAATCGAACAAACTTGAATCTAAGTTGCTGGAAGTCCAGCAACGCATTCTTGATATGCAGACTGCACATATCGCAACGTTGATGGAGAACGTGAACATGAAACAGCAGATTGTTGCATTGCAAACAGAGAAGAATGAAAATTCTGCCGAAATTGAAAAATTGAAAGCAGCTAACACAATTCTCCGTTCGCAAGTCGAAGACCTCGAACGGAGAGTACCAAAATGATTCGTGTTTGTATTATAGCACAAGCAGGAACAATGTTGGTGTCGGCATTAAATGCATCAGGGTTCGATGCATTCATAGGTGATGAGCATAGTCCATGTGATGTGGTTGTAGCTGATCAGCCTATGAATCTAAACAAACCTGTTGTTGTTTACAGCAATCAACAAAACCTTGGTGCTGAAATCATTAAGGCATCTGTAACGAAGCTGTATACTCCGTTACGAGAATTGGTGAACAAGACGCTGGAGATCATTAGGACTAAATAGGTGACGCATGAATCCAATGAATTCGTTGAGCTACATCCAGAACGTGATGTATAAGCTGAAACTGGATTATGGGTTTCCGGTAGACCTCTATCGGTTCACCAGTGAAGATATTGATACAGCTACAGGTGTGATTTGTCGCACCAGAACGAAAATTGAAATTCCCTTAGCTGTTATCATGTCTGAACAAGATTCCAGAAAGTTCGCTTATTCAAGAGCCTTCATTGCGGAAAATCGTGCGTTCACATACGGTGGCTACTTTGATGTTGGCATTCGTATGTGTATCTTGGATGCGATGGATCTACCAGTTGCGTTTACACCGCTGGTTGATGACTACATGGTTGCTGAGGATATCAGATACCAAGTTAGTCATGTTACTAACCTCATGGGCGATTATGGATTCTTAATGGCCCTGAAAGAGACAAAAGGTTTGGAACCCTTTCAAGTTCTTAATATCCCTGTTTGTTCCAAGGTGTGTTTAAGGCAGGGCACTAACAATGAATGAAAACTGGCCACGGTGGATGCGAGCCTCGATGATTAAATGGTTCACGGACATCATCAAAGGGAAAGGTGTCACGTGTTATATCGAGACTAACGAGCATGTTGACAAGGATGGCAATTACATCACCAAGCAGGACAGATGGGCCGAAGCTCGTTTTAATGGGCCTATCTCTACGCCGATTACTTTGAGTACATCTCACCATCAGGTGATTGTTAACTTCTTAGTATCGACAAAATTGGATCAGGTAAACGCCTACGCGCATGATGCAACAGTTGGGATTGTTTATTCTGCTTACGCCAATTCAATTCCTGTGTTTAAGTATGGCACGGGTAAGTGTGACGACAAGAGTCTTCTTGGCTGTTTTCAACTTGAAGCGGACGATAAGAACGCTATTCAAGTAGCCCACTTCGGTCAACTGGATGTTGATGTGAAGATTACACAATCAATCATCGAAGCCCACTACAACATGTGGCTCGATCTTTAACAGGAGTTTGAACATGAAGTTTCTTTCCGGTATTCCGGTTCAGACGTTTTGCGCGTATTTCGACCTCAAGAACGCGAACGTCTTTATCTACGACGGCTACATCGGCCCCGGCCTTGCAGCTGGCTCGTTCCTCGTGAACAACGCTGGCACTGTTGCCACCCAAACCTTGACACTCAGCGCAACGGCTGTTGGTGGTTCCGGATCAACTGATTTTGATTTCCGCGGCGCAAAGTCCACAGTTGCGTGGGCTAGCACTTACACTGCTGCTGGACTCCAGGCATCGTTGGTAAGTATTCCAACAATCGGTGCTGGTGGCGTTACTGTGACTGGTACAACGGGCGCTGGTCCATTCACTGTGACATTTGCTGGCGTCTTGGCAAGTGAGCCACAAACCAATCTGATTACGGTCGACTCCGATAACAGTATGGAAACAAGCGGCTCGGCGCCAATCACTTTCGTATCGGCCGCAGTGATTACTGGTGTGTACGCATACGCGGTTGCTGCGACGACCATGTTGATCGACACCGGCACTGGCATCTGGAGCGTTGGTGACACGTTCAAGATCGTACCAACGGATACGAATCTTCTGCCTGACGACAATGTTTACACCGTCACGGCGCATACCGAGACGGATGGCAACACGACTTCGATTACATTCACTCCTGGTTTGTCCGTGGGTGTTCAGGATGATCAGTCATTGACCATCCAGCCGCACAGCCTGAACGTGAAGCTGGGCGACGGTAACTGCACGTGGACCGAGAAGAAGCCACGCGAATACAAGAAGAATCGTGGCTTCTTGGATGCAGTGCGAAACGGTGACGAAGACCCACTCGAAATCAAACTTGAGTTCGCTTGGGTCTTCATCAAGTCGTCCAGCGGTGAAGCCATCATGGTGGAAGACGCCCTCAAGCAAACCGGCCAGGCTGCTGGTTGGGTGACGGCCGGTGTCGATCCTTGCGAACCGTATTGCGTCCGATTGCAAATCTACTATGTCCCACCGTGCCCCGGCGTGGACAATGAAATCATCGACCTCGCGGAGTTCCGGTACGAAGAACTCCAGCACGATGCAAAGACCGGTATGATCGCGTGCACGGCGAAGTGCAACCTCACTCAACCGACGGTCACTCGTGTGGCCAAGGACGCGTTCAACCAAGTTATCACTCACTAACGGAGAAGTCATGCGTATCCAGGGCAAGGAAATCAAAAGTCTCAATGTTGAACTCATCGTTATCCCTCGGGGTAACGGTGAGGACATCATCTTCAAGGCACAGGCTGTGGCTGATTATGAGACTTTCAACAAGCTGTGTCCAGAACCGGAAGCTCCATGGATTATCAAGCCCGGTACTGGTCGTGAAAAGAATTACCGCGATCAGAGTTTCGTCACTGCGCTGAACAACAAAACGAGGCTTCAAACCTACTACATGTTTATCAAGTCCCTGGAAGCTACGGAAGGGCTTACCTGGGATACGATTGACATAAATCGCCCTGATACGTGGTTGAACTTCGAGAAGGAATTGCAGGATGCCGGTTTCAGTCTTATCGAACGGAACCTCATCACACAGGGTTGCATGATTGCAAACTGTTTGAATGAGCGGAAGATTGAGGAAGCACGGAACCGTTTTATACAATCGCAAGCGGTACGAGTCTCCGACGCCTCGTCCCCAGCGGACGGACAGGTGACTACGCCATCTGGCGGGCTTGCGAACGTATAGGAATCCTACCCCCTGATGTTAAGGATACTTGGGATGGTTGCGGCGCCGATTCGAAAGCTCGAATGATTGCGTATAGTCAAGTACGCGATTATGAAGAAGCCGAAGAGAAGTTACAATTTGCAAAGATTGGAATGAGGATATAATGCCTTTCATTAAATCAACACTGTTTCAGTTTGGATTTAAGAGAGAGCCTTACACGGCCGCATTCTTTAAAGCTATTCAACTTGTAATGAGGAATGCCGCGAGAGAATTTGCGAAGGCTGTACTAATCCGCGTGCCAGTCCAAACTGGATTTGCACGCGGAAGCCTTCTTAATCTTGCAGACGCTATTGGTTTGAGTGCTTCCTCTAGTCCAGAATCTTTCAGAAGGAAATTGGACAAGAGACGAATGAAAGTGTACAACGTCCCGTTGAACGGTAAGGTTTCTTACTATACCGATTCCGGTGGCAAAGTACCCAAAACACCTGAAAATGCTAGACAGTTTTCAACCGCTCCAGATAAGGTATTCACGCAAGAAGATGGCGTATTTATATTTAATTACGCCGCCTCAATCTTGTATTATGTCATCAATGATGCAAGTGCGAATCCTTATACGCCAAGTTCACCTTGGTTGAGTTTCGCCGCTGGTCACATGGCATTTATTAATTATCTGCATGAAAATTTACTGGACGATGTGCCAGCGATTTCGGATTACATCGAAAAGACGGAGATAAGAAATGGCTGATACAGTTGAAAGAATCCTGCTTGATGCCAGTGGTGTCGTCAGCGGTGCAGCACAAGCTAGTGGTGCGCTTTCTGGAATCAATACTGCATCATTCGAGCTTTCTAAAACTTGGACGCAAGTCAATGACATTGGTGAAAAATTAAAGATTGGTTTTCAAGGAATCAATAGCGCTGGTCAGCAGATACAAGGTACTTTGAAGAATACGGCACAGGGTTGGGAAGCCGTCAGCATCAAGTTAAAAGAAGCTACTAAAGAACTTGATAATGCTGGAAATGCTGCCAAGAAAACTGCCGGCATTTTTGGACTTACTGCGACCAGCATTGCTCGTTTGCTTGCAGTTACAACGATTCGTCACGTCTTTCTTGACATCGCTTCCGGTATGCGAGAAGCTGTCAAGGCTGCTGCTGAATTCCAAGCAAAAATGGGCCAAATTCAGGCCCTCAATAAAAATGTTGGTAATACGCAGCAATTAGGCCAGCAAATGGCCCAGAGAGCTAATCAGTTCAATCAGCCAATTGGTGAGGTAGCATCAGCAGCAAGACAAGGTGTTCAGTCTGGAGCCATTCAATCGGCCGGAGACATGAACACGTTGACTGAGGCTATGCGATTAGCCCAGGTGGCTGGTATATCGACTGGCTCAGCTATGTCCACCTTAGGTGGCATAATGCAGGCTTTCAGGCTTCCTACAAGTGAAGCTGCCAACACGATGAATCAGTTGTTCCATGTGGCACAACACGGTGGTGATCTTGAGTCAATTGGTGATACACTTCGCAATACAGGTGCAAGTGCTGCTCGTCTGAATATCACCTTGCCGGACATGCTTCATGCTTTCGAGCTACTCAAAGCACGCGGTTCAACCGGCGCCGATGCAATGTCTCAGTTGCAAGGCACATTGACGGGGCTTGAACGAAGAACAGCAGAATTTGATAAGATTCTTCTGAATCACGGATATGTCAGTGTTCAAGCGGCTGCGGCTGATGGCGGATTGGGTAATGTTTTAAGACTCCTAGCCGAACGAATGGATGAAACTGGCGAGTCAGCTAGAAAATTACTTTCATCGCGTCGCGCCCTTGGTACTCTGACATTAGGCGAAGAATTAAGTAGGGGAGAAAATCCTCTTAATAATCGTGAAGAGCTTGCAGCAGAAGCTGCGCGGGCTGGACAAGTCATTCGTGAGAATACTACGTTCCAGGCTGAGTTCAATAAGATTGCGACAGCATTCGCAACCGAAATTGGTCCTAAGATTCTTGATGCTTTCAAAGCATTTGGTGAATTTTCTGGACCGATTATTGCAATCGGTACTGAGATTGCTAAATGGGCACCAGTGATTGTTAATACTGTTAATGGCTTTATTATTTGGGCTGGCTGGTTGGGTAAGGTTGGCGAAGGTTTGGGCCTAATAAATCGCCAACTTGCTGGAATGACGGAGGCAACAAGGAAGTTAAATGAGGCTAGGGCAGCAAATGAAACAGCTTATAATGCTGGTCTGAGTCGTCAGCGGGAGGAAACAGAAGGCACTGCAAGGATGCAAGAACAGGTTGTTACTCAATCATTCAAACCGCAAGTAATGGAATCCCAGAAAGCCGTTGAGTCGGCGAGGGAAGCTGCAAGTCAGATGAAAGAGCAGGCTGAGGCTGCGGCTCAAGGCATTATGCATTCTTTAAGTAAAGTGCTTAGTGATTTTGAAAGCATAGCCAAGAAGGCCGAAGCAGAAATCATTAACTCTTTGAAGCGGGTTGGTGAGGCTGCCGATAAGGCTGATCAGGATGCTTTCAAGCATCGTTTGGCTACGGCAGGAAGTTCGCACATGGTTTCCCCTTTCAAGGGAAAACATGCTGGTACAGAGGCAAGAGATGCTGTTGCTTTAAATAAGCTGCAAAATAATGATTCTGCAAATCAACTTACCTTACTTCGTGATCGTACTGCAAGGGTGACAGCAGAAGTAGCTGAATTGTATAGAAAGGGCGATGATGCTAGTATCGCTTCTGCTCGCCGTAAAGAAGAAGAACTTCTACGCATTAACGACGAGATTGCTAATACCGAAGCTGCGCGGTCGAGACGTAATGCTGATTTGCAAGGACGATTGACTGGACGTGCACAGCAATATAATCCATTCAACGATGAACGTGAAGCAGGTGCAAATGCTTTAAATGCTGCTTCGGCACAACGAGAAGCTGCTTATCAGGCAATGCTAAGGCAACGTCAACAATCAGCAGAGGATGCCTCTAAGTCTCAACGTGATGCTAATAAAGAAGCATCACTTACTACAAGTAGATTTTTCCGTCAAAACAATGTTGAGCATGGTGGGGAACTTAATCCTCAGTTTGCAGGGCCTGGTGGTGGTGCCGCGTTAAATGAAAGTCTAACGCGCGGTGTAGAAAGGGTGATGGCCGAGCTTACTAGGGCTGCGAGGATTGGTCCGGATAATGCCGATAGGATGCTCAGGGCCGGGCAGATTAGTCGCGAGCAACGCGATCAGATTCATCGTGATGCGCCATCCGATGCAGATTTGAGTCGTACACGTGACGCATTGAATGCTCACGTAGACGCACAATTAGCATTACGAAATGCTATGCAAGCGCATGTCGAGATTAAGCAGAAATTTGATGCTGCTATTGCTGAAATCAAGAGCAGTGCTCAATTGATTGCACAAAGCCGATTGAATGCATCAGAAGCTAATCGAATGGAGAATAAGGGTCTAACTGATTCTCAAACGATTGGCAATGAGATTGCTGGACATACTCACTTGACGGCGTGGGACAATATCAGTCTACAAGACCAAGCTGAGTTGCGTAATGCTAAAACTGCAAATAATGCTGCTGCTTTGGCAGCACAGAGAGATAAGACGCCAGAAAACATGCAGCTTGCTGCGGCGGCGTTGGAACGTTTGCTTAACATTGCTCAGAAGATTTTCGATCAGAAGGATGCAAGGAATCCAGATCGTAGTGACTCGATGGCTGATCGAAGTATCATCAAAGAAGGAAGAACAACGGTCAGCAATCTGAGAGAAGCAAATGTAGTGCGATTGCAGGCAGAGCAGGCAGTAGTTAGAGAGATGCGAATTCAGAGTATGAATGCAGCATCTTCGATGTTTGATTCGTTGAGGGCACCTGGGTCGCCAGGAGCAACGCCAACCTCTGCACCAGCACCTGGTAGTGCGGAAGCTTTATGGGATTCTTTGAATGGTGGTGCGACTACACCGCGTGGTGCAACAGCACCAAGCCCGTCACGTATGGATGCGGACGGTAATATTGGACCACAAGCAAGTGCAGGTGGTAGTAGTGATACTGCTTCTGCTTCTCCAGGTCATGGTGGTGGCATAGCTGGTATGATAGCTACTGCTATGGATGGTCTAGCAACAGGTGCAGTTGGTCATGCAACTGCATCGCATCATCCTACGGCACCGGCATTTGCCCCAGGACCTGCTGTTGGTGTCAGTGCTAGCGGTGGTTCTGGTTCACGTGGTTCTGGTTCACTTGGTACTGGTAGTGGACCATTTGGTGCTGGCGGTCCTCAAAATTCAATAGCAGGTAATGGATCGGAATTTGGACCTGCTGTGAATTCGAGTAATCTTTATCAATCAAACTTGGCAACAGCGCAACGAATGCTTCAATATTCACCAGGTCGTGATACTGAGAATTCGCAAGATGCGATTACAGCAGTTGCTCGTATGTTTGGTGTCAAACCTGAGGATTTGTATATTCCAAAGGCACCAAATATATTGAAACCAAATGCAGATGGCACGTATACGTTGCCAAGTCCTGGCGGTGGGTCAACAACTGTTGGTGGTGGTGTTCTAACAGTAAATTCTCCAGGAGTAGGTGACAGATCGAATATCTTCAACGGTTCAGTACCTAATGAAGATGAGGAAGGATTCGCAAGCGGTGGTTTGATTGGAAATGCCTTCTCGGCTATGGGTCCAGATAATGTACGAATCAACGCTCGCGTTGGTGAGTTCGTTATGAATCCAGATTCGAGTCGTCAGTTTTATTCCCAATTGGTTTCAATGAATCGTGGAGATTCGCCAAGAGGCGGTGGATACGCCACGGGTGGTACAGTCAACAACAGCATCGGTCACATGAACATCAATGTGAACGGTGCAGATAGTCCAGACAAAACTGCGCGTGCAGTTTACAGCAGAATACGTCGTGAACAGCGGCGTGGTAACATCTAACTCGGAGAATCAAAATGATTCAATCGTTTACGATGCAGCAACAGGTCGAGTTCACGGCCAAAAAGGATCGTGACCTTGGCAGTCGTCTGCGTTTCAATAACCCCATCTGCATGGAACATTTGCGTGGTGGCAAGCTCTTGGGAAGGCACTTCACCAAGAATGACATTACGAACGAAGGCGTGAATACGCTGTTCAATGTCATGTTCAACACTGCGACGCAAATTGCCAATACGTCGTGGTACATCGGATTTATCGATAACTCCGGCTTCTCGGCTTTGGCCGCTGGTGACGTGATGGGCAGTCACGCTGGTTGGACAGAATTCACAGCGTACTCGCAATCTACTCGCGTTGCTTGGGGTTCTGGTACTGCTTCCGGCGGTGTGCGAACAGTGACCAATGCCAGTGCAGCCGTGTTCAACATCAATGGTTCTGGTGGCACGATTTATGGAATCTTCGTGTGCAGTAACAGTACCATCTCCGGTACGACAGGTAAATTGTGGGCGACGGCACCTTTCGGTTCGCCTGTTCCTACAAGTTCTGGTGATCAGTTGAACATCACCTACACAACGTCTGCGTAATCGGTTTGTAACCACCGGGTGGTCGTAAGGCCACCCGGTATTTTTCTAAGGTGCTAATATGGCGACTCTGAATATTTCTG